GACCCCGACACCGTCGGCCCCGACCCCGTCCACCCCGGCGACCCCGACGGGTTCGAATTCGAGACCGCAGAACCCACCGGCAACCGCATGGCATCCATCGCCGTCAGCCCCTGGTCGGGTTGGCCAGCCGAGTGGGCGACCCCCGCATGGGACAAGGGCGACACCGACAAGTACAACAACCTCGTCGACGCCGCCTGGGGCGCCATCGACCTCAACGCGTCCGTCCTATCCGCCATGCCCGTCTACCGCACCCGCAGCGGCAAGGTCATGGACCCGGCCGCGTGGATGACGAACCCCGACCCCCTCATCTACACGTCATGGGCCGAGTTCGCGAAACAGCTGTTCTGGGACTACCAGACCGGCGAGGCGTTCGTGCTACCCATGGGGCGTGGCGCCGACGGGTGGCCAATGAACTTCCGGGTCATCCCGCCGTGGCTGGTGAACGTCGAGATGGGTAACACCGGCCGCACCTACAACATCGGCAAACTCGACGTCACCGACGAGATCCTCCACATCCGGTACAAGTCGACCACCGACTCTGCCCGCGGTATCGGCCCCCTCGAGTCCGGTAAGTACCGGCTCATCGCAGCCGGTGTCCTCGCCCGGTACGCCGCCGAAGTCGCCCAAGGCGGCGGCATCCCCTACTACTGGCTACAGGCGGAGAAGCGACTGTCGAAGCAGGAAGCGGAAGAGCTGAAGGACTCGTGGTGGCGGGCCCGTGTTCAGAACCCTGGTATCCCGCCGGTCCTGTCCGGTGGTGTGACCGCGGAGCGGATGCAGTTCAACCCATCAGAGATCGGGTTGACCGAACTCGCACAGTTCACCGAATCCCGCATCGTCACCATGCTCGGTGTGCCCCCGTTCCTCATGGGCCTACCGTCCGGCGGGGACTCAATGACCTACTCGAACGTGTCAAGCCTGTTCGACTTCCACGACCGCGCCAGCCTGCGTCCGAAAGCCAACGCTGTCATGACGGCACTGTCAGGGTGGGCGCTGCCGCGTGGCCAGTCGGTCGAGCTGAACCGTGACGAATACTCGAGGCCGGCGCTCGCCGACCGGGCCGAGGCTTACGTGAAACTGAACAGCATCGGCGCACTGTCCGTTGACGAGATCCGCACTATGGAACGGCTGCAAGGTGAGGCACCCCGCCTGCCTACCCCGCCGGAGGAGAACACCGTGATAGGCGCTGAAGCGTTGACAGGTGGCCAGACATGACCGAGCTCGAACCGTCCCCCGCCCAGACCGGCGCACCATCCGCTGCCGTCGAATACCGCTCGTCGAACGTCGCCGGCGTCAACTTCGCGCAACGCATCATCGAGGTCATCGCTGTCCCCTGGGACCAGGAAGCTGCCGTCGAGTACCGCGGTGAAATGTGGCTGGAACGGTTCATTAGGGGCGCGTTCGACGGCATCGAGAAGCGCGCCGGCCGGGTCCGCGTGAACCGTGACCACGACGGCCGCCGCACCGTCGGCAAAGTCGCCTCCTTCTACCCCAGCCGTGACGAAGGTCTCGTCGCCGCCGTACGCATCGCCAACACCCCGCTAGGCGATGAGACGTTGGCGTTGGCTGACGAGGATTGTTTGGGTGCGTCGGTGGGGTTCGCTGTCCGCGGCTCCGACCAGGAACTCGACCGTACGACCCGTCAACGTCGCATCAAGCGCGCGTTCATGGACCACCTGTCGTTCGTCCCCGACCCGGCCTATGCCGGCGCAGGTGTGCTGTCGGTGCGCACCGCCGCGCCGCAGGCTTCCGATTTGAAGCCACTCGTCACACCTGAGATGGACGAGTTCAAGGCGTGGTACGACAGTTTCAAAGCCGCGCGCAAGCACTGACCCAGACTTAAGCACTACCCCCCAGGTGGGTCGCCTCGTCGAATGAGGCGGGTAGATGCTCGCTAGCCGAGAGGGCTGACAACCAACCAACCTCTCCATAGGAGTAACCCGTAATGGCTAACACCCAGACGGACGCCATGATCGAGCGCCTCGAGCGCGAGGTCGAAGAGCGTTCCGCCCTCGTCGAGGGCATCATCGGCGGCGCGCAGGACCAGGACCGCGACCTCACCGACAACGACAAGGAACTCCTCAAGTCCGCCCGCGGGCGCCTCGAGGACGTCTCCCAGCAGCTCGACGCCCTCTACGAGTCCCGCACCCGCACCACCGCCGCCCGTTCGCGCGCGGCCGAGGTCGGCAACGAGCTCGCCCGGCTCCGCAACCAGGTCGACAACGGTCCCGTCGAGTACCGTTCCACTGGCGCCTACCTCGTCGACTACATCGCTGCCTCCACCGGATCGAAGAACGCGATGGAGCGCCTCGAGACGTTCAACCGGGCCGCCGCGCACCAGAAGACGTCCGACAACCTGGGTGTCATCCCCGACCCGGTCATCGGTGGAGTCCTCAACTTCATCGACGCCGCCCGTCCCGCGGTCGCGTTCCTCGGCCCGCGTGACATGCCGTCGGCGACGTGGTACCGCCCGAAGGTCACCCAGCACACCGTTGTCGATGTGCAGGGCACCGCCGGCGCGGCTGCCGACGAGAAGACCGAGCTCGACAGCCAGAAGATGACCATCGGTCGGCTCACCGGTAACGCCGTCACGTACGGCGGTTACGTCAACGTGTCCCGCCAGAACATCGACTTCGCCTCCCCGTCGATGCTGGACGTGGTCATCAACGACCTCGCCGCCCAGTACGCCATCCAGACGGAGGCCGCTCTGGGTACGTTGCTGCAGGCGCAGGCCAACAACGTCGAACTCACTGCCACCACCGCCGACGGCCTCGTCGAAGGTCTGTGGACCGCGGTCGCGACCGTGTACGCCACGATGAAGGGTCTCGGTCAGGTCGCCCTCATCGTCCCCCCGTCGAGGCTCGGCGCGTGGGGCAACCTGTTCGCCCCGGTGAACCCGACTAACGCCCAGTCGACCGGTTTCAACGCCGCTAACTTCGGTTCCGGCATCATCGGATACGTGTCCGGCATCCCGGTCATCTGCTCCCCCGGACTCGCCACCGTCACCAACCACTACGGTCTGGTCGTCAACTCGGCCGCCGTCGAGGTGTACGAGCAGCGGGTCGGCGCACTCCAGGCGACCGAACCGTCGGTCCTCGGGGTGCAGGTCGCCTACGCCGGCTACTTCACGCCGATGCTGATCGAAACCGCTGGTGTTCAGCGCATCGTGAACCTCGCCTGACATGTTCATCAGCGAAGACGGCACCGTCACCGGTTCCATCAACGTCGAGAAGCTCAAGGCCGTCAAGGCCAAGAGCCCCGAGGCCAAGGCTCAGCTCAAGTCCCTCCGGGGTGAGCTGGAACCGCTCGAGGCCCCCGAGGTTCCGACGATCGACGAAACCCCCGACCGTGTCGACCAGGACGACACACCCAGCCAGGGTGAACCTGACCTCGACGACCTCGACGCACTTCGCGGTGAGGCAGAGGAAGCCGGTGTGAAGGTCGACCGGCGTTGGGGTGCAGACCGGCTCCACGAAGAGATCGCCGCCAAGAAGGGCAAGAGCTGATGGCCACCACGGCACTCCGCGAGGACTACCTCGGCCGGAACCTCACCGCCCCCACGTCGGCGTCACTCGACTCCCTCGGGCGCGCCACCACGTCGACCACTGACTTTCTCGGGCGCCCGCTGCGGCGCACCGTGCGAGCCAACTCGACGGCCTACGCGTTGAACACGGAACTCGCGTTCACCGGCGGCAACAAGTACCGCGTTAGCACCGCCGGGACGACCGCAGTGTCGCCGCCGACCGAACCGGCCGTGGATGCGACCGTCACCGACGGAACCGCTGTTCTGACCCGCACCAAGTAGCTCAACGAACCAGGGAAGGCGTCGCGTGTCCAACGATCTCGTTGACCCCGAGGATCTCGACTCCTTCCCTGGTTCGCCCTACGACGAAACCATCGTCGACATCGCTGTAGCCCAGCTGCGTAACGAGGCTGGCTGGCACATCGCCCCCGTCCGCGAGGAAACCATCGAGGTCTACTCCCTCGGCGGACCCCATCTGTGGCTACCGTCGCTCCGCGTGCTCGCGGTGACTGAGGTTCGCATCGGCGACGTCACGTACACCGACGGGTGGACCGAACACCGGTCAGCGTTGCACCGGTCCGGTGGGTGGGCTGTCGGCATAGCCGAAGTCGACATCGAACACGGCTATGCGGACACACCCCTCGAGCTGCTGCCCCTAGTAGCGTTCTACGCCGGCAATGTCACCGACCCCCGTGACCCGGCAGTGTCCCAGCGCACCCAAACCGCAGGCCCCTTCTCCGAGACACTCTCTTACGGGTCGTCGACGACCGCGACCGCGACTCTCACTGTCAACCCGGCCCTCGAGAGGTACGCACTCCCGACCGGTGTCGCCTGATGGGCTACACGTACGGTGAAACCGTCACTGTCACCGCGTCAACGTTGACCGTGGACGACTACGGCTCCAGCGTCGAAGACTGGACCGACCCCGCCACCGTTGTCACCGTCACCGGTGTCGGGATCGAACCCCGGCCGTCCGCCGAAACCTTCCAGAACGACCGCAACGCCGTCATCGACGGATACACCCTCTACGACCCGAGCAACGCCCTCGCCGCTGTCGAACCCACACACCGCATCGAGGTGCGAGGTGAGGTGTGGTCGGTGAACGGTCCGCCGGCAGTGTGGGTCAACCCGTTCACCGGACGGCAGCCGGGCACAGTCGTCCAGGTCGGGAGGATCGATGGCTGACCTTCGCATCGACCTCGACACGGCAGCACTCCGGCGTATCGCCGACTCGCCACCCATGAACGCTGCCGTCACCCGCGTCGCCGAGAACATCGGTTCCCGAGCTCGCGCCAACACCGACGATGAGATCGTCGTCCGCGGCGGGTACGGCAACTCCCGCGGCCGCGCGTACGTCGTCCGTCTCGGATCCGGTGCTCGCGGCGAAGCCAAAGACCGCGCTCTCGGCCGCAGCATCGGCGGCGCCTGATGCCAGTCGTTGTCCCCGCCGACGCTGAACGACTCCTCACCGACTTCGTCCAAACCGTCATCGCCGGCGACTACCTGCCTACACCCCCGACGGGCTCTGCGTGGAAACGTGGCACCACCATCCCGCCCGGTGTCACCCCCAAATGGTTCATCCAAGTCCGTTCCATCGGCGGTGAGGACGCCGGCCGGGTCGCAGACCGTCCACTCCTCGACGTCCGCGTCTGGGCTGACGGAACCACCGCCACCGAGGCCGCCCGCAGCCAAGCTGCCCGTGTGCTCCTCGCCCGGATCCGGCAGAAGTTCCCCTCCAACATTTTCGCTATGCCGGTCCCCCTACCGGACCCGGTCGACCCGTCGAAGGTTCACACCCTCTTCACCGTCCAACTGTTCACCCGAGGAGTACAGAGCGCATGAGCGACAACGTCCAGGTGGAGTTCGCCTACCCGT